CACCCGCATACAGGTTGCCGGGGGCGTAATGGCCCCCCGTCGCTTGCGGGCACCAGCCAAATGGCTAGCAGTTCGATCCTGGCCCGCAATCTCGATAGGTGCGGGGGGCATTTTATCAATGGCAGCCGATACACCAATGGCCCCCCGCTTGCCGGCATCAGAACGATGGCTTGCATCCTCTTTATGGCCCGCAATCTCAATCGCCACGGGGGGCACATTATGGATGGCTACCAGGCCCTTATCGGCCCCCCGTCGCTCGCCCTGCACGGGCATCTCGTCACGTATCGTCGCGTCAAGCATCTGCCGTCTCCCGCGCCAACGCATATGCCGCAGTCGCATCCTCTGGCGTACGCCACTTGCGGATGGGATCGTTGGGCGGCAAGTTTTCCGCCATCAACCGCACGAACCGCGCATCTCGTGCCCGCGCGCCTGCCCACTTCGACGCCTCGCGCGCGGTCACGTCGCCAAGCGGCATCCCGTTGACCTGGAAGGTATCAAGCAACGATGCCGCCGCCGTGCGGCTAACGGCGCTGATTGCATCGAGCGAAATGCGCGTGGGGCGGGCAGCTGCATGATGGTCGCCACCGAGTGTGTGGCCCGCCCCACGCTGCCCCGGCTCGCGCCGAGGCATCTCCTGCCGCCGCAATTCCGTAGCCGCAGCCGTCAGCACGGCTTGCAAGGCTTGGTTGCGATACGGCGCGAACAGTTCCCATATCAGGGACGCATCGGCGCGGACAGCCTTGATCAAGGCGTCACGGGCGCCATCCCAATTTCGTGGCGATTGCCTTACTGCGCTCATGGCTACCTCGTGCAGTCGCGCAGCGGCGACAGGACCAGTTTCAGGGTCGTTGGATGGCTTGTCAGTCGGCGCGCGGATGGCTGCCAGGATGCAAGCGTGAAGGCGCTGCACGGGGGTTTGAAAGCCCGCTGCGGCGAACGCCTCGCGCATCACCTCGGCACCGCCAGCAGCGCAGCAACCCGCGCCGCATCCGCGTGCCCGCCGTTCGTGTGCCTGTCGATGGCGTCGGCGTAGGGGCACGGCATCAACACGCCGAAACGCACCACGCGCGGCTCGGGCAACAGCGCCTCCACGTCGCGGGCGAACGCTTCCAGCAGATCGGCCATCGCCGACAACTGCGCCTCGCTGCACCAGCCCCAATCATCGCCGTGCCTGTCGAGATGCGCGGCGATGCGCTCGACGGCTGCAACGGCGCGTTCGCCTTCGACGCGCGCGGCGTCTACAGCGCGAATGTGGTTCATGCCACGCCAACCAGCAGCGCCGCCGCCAGCGCATCCAGCGCCTCTGTCACATCGTCAGCGAACGCGAACGTGGCGCCGTCGCGCCCGACGCCACGCGGATAAACAGACGCGCACGCAGCGCCGCCGGCACGGCCGCGCGACCGGAGCGTCACCATCGCGACGGCATCAGGGCCAACGCTGTCTGCGATGGCGTCGAGCCGCGCCATGATCGCCGGCTCGGGCATCTGCGCCGGCTGCACCGGCTGCGCCAGCGTGCGGGCGAGCGCCATGTATCGCTCGTCGCGGAAGGCGGGGATGCGGTGGCCAGTGATCTGGCAGAAGCGCGGTTCGTCCTGCGCGCGGCCAAGCATCACGTCGGGTGTGGAGGTGTCGGGCATCGCTGGCATCCTCTGTGGATGCCGAATGGTTAGCAACGCTATCCCAACGGCGCAAGCAGAAAGTTAGCAACGCTAGCCGGCGCGGTTACTTCTTCGTGATTGGAGCAAATGCGGCCTTCAGCATGGCCAGCGCGCGAGCCTGTTCGTCAGGGGTGAGGCCCCGAGCGAGGTGTAGGATATTTTTCTCTGTGACGGTGACCGCCTTAACATCTGCGTCGGGTTCATCGCCCCTCAAAAGCCACCGCATTTCCACCCCCAGCGCCGCAGCAATCTCGGGGAAAAGGGCAGGGCGCGGCGTTGTCGCGCCGATCTCCCACTGGCCTACAGCCCCCTTGGTCTTCCCCACCTTACTAGCAAGGAGTTCCTGAGAGTATCCCTTTTGTTCGCGTGCAGTCGCTATTCGCGACCCAATCGCGACGGCGTGCGGAGTGCGGTCTGTCTTGCTTCTAGCCATGCCGGACGATGCCGCGGCTTGCTAACCGATGCGTGGTTAGTTTTGCTTGCAGCCGCAGGATAGCAATGCTAACCGTTTGGCTATGCGAGACCCAAACCTGACCGAACTGTTGGCGCGGCGCGGTGCCGTAACCCGCATCGCCGCCGCTCTGGAAATTTCCACCGCCGCCGTCAGCAAGTGGCGCCGCATTCCGGCGAAACGTGCTGCGCAGGTAGCTGCCGCCCTCGGCGTGCAAGTTGATGCGCTGCCGGTGGCCAAGCCGCGGGGGAGGGCTGTTTCGTCGTGATTGGCTCATCTCGATTGGCCGGACATCAGGCGTTGCCTGCCGACGACACTGCCGCACGTCGCCGAGCATCCGCCACGTTGAAAAACGCGTCACATGTCCGAGACGTAATTGACATGGCGATTGCAACCCAGGGGATGAAGCGCGGGCTGCACCGCGTGGCCGCGCTGCTCGGCATCAGCGAGCGGACGGCGCAGGAAATCCGGCTGCATCGCACGTCAGGCGCCAGCATCGCGCCTCACACCGTCCTAGCAGCCGCCGTGACCCTACGGCGCGAACGAGCCGCGCAATTACGCGCCGAACTGGCGGAAATAGAAAGGCAGCTTGATGACGGAACGGCTCTGGATGGTCGCAGCTCGCGCATGGGGGCGAGCCGGTGATGCCGCGTGGGACATCGCAGAGTGGTGCGGCTTCCGCGCCAAACGCAGCAAGCACCGCAGGGAGCGCGGTCATGGCTAAACATCCCCCATTCGCGACATCCGGCGCGACGCATCACCGCGATTGGCTGTCGCATGCCGGCGCCACGGCGCTAGGCGAGATTGCCCGCGCTGCATGGGCGAAGGCCGGGCACGACGTTCCCTACGTGGTCGAGCAAGTCACGACCAACCGCAGCGGCGCGCCGATGTTCGCGCCGAGGTTCCCCACGCTAGTCAACGGGGTTCCAACCCATGCATGACGACGACCTCGAATGGCGCGTGATGGACGCCGAGGCCAGCCGCGCGATGTGGCGCTGCATCGCATGCATCGGCTGGCTGCTGTGGCTTGCCGCGATGGTCGTGATTTGGCGCGGGGCGATACCATGAGCGCGCGAAGCTACTCTGCATTTCTGGCAGGCAAGCAGCCCCGACCGCTGGCCGTTGGGCTGGACGTGGTGCCGCCGATCAACGCGGCGCTGTTTCCGCATCAGCGCGATTGCGTCGAGTTCGGCTTGCGCATGGGCCGATTTGGCCTGTTCCTCGATACGGGTCTCGGCAAGACGCTGTGCGAGCTTGAATGGAGCAAGCACGCGGCAGCGGCGTCCAACGGCTATGCGCTGATCCTGGCGCCGCTAGCAGTCGCGGCGCAGATCGCACGCGAGGGCGTCAAGTTCGGCTACGACTGCCGCGTGATCCGCGACCAGTCCGACGCGGCGCCCGGCATCAACGTCTGCAACTACGATCGGCTTGACCGGCTTGACCCGGATGCGTTCGGCGCCGTCGCGCTGGATGAGAGTTCGATCATCAAGAGCTTCACCGGCAAGACGACGCAATCGCTGATCGCGGCCTTCAAGCATCATCGCTTCCGCCTCGCCGCTACCGCGACGCCTGCGCCGAACGACCACATGGAGCTTGGCAACCATGCCGAGTTCCTGGGCGTGATGACCGGCAACGAGATGCTAAGTCGGTTCTTCATCAACGATAGTTCGACGGCATCGCAGTCCTGGCGGATCAAGCGCCACGCGGAGCGGGAGTTCTGGGACTGGATGGCGTCGTGGTGCCGCATGGCTGAGACGCCGGCGGATCTTGGCCACGACGCATCCCGCTACGTGCTGCCGCCGTTGCGTGTGCATCGACACAAGGCGGCGGGCGACATTCGCGCGGCTGCTGGTCAGTTGTTCGCCGGCGAAGTCAGCGCGACCACGATGCACGAGGTTAAGCGCCAGACTGCCGATGCACGCGCCTCGATGTGCGCCGGCCTCGTTCCTGCGGATGATGCCTGCGTGATCTGGTGCGACACGGATTACGAGGCCGACGCCATCCGCGCCGCCATCCCCTGCGCGGTCGAAGTGCGAGGATCGCACGATGCGGACAGGAAAGAGGCGACGCTGGCAGGCTTTGCCGACGGGACGCACCGCGTGGTGGTCACCAAGCCAAGCGTCGCCGGGTTCGGCATGAATTGGCAGCACTGCAACACGATGATCTTCGCAGGCCGCAGCTTTTCATATGAGGCTTGGTATCAGGCGGTGCGGCGATGCTGGCGGTTCGGCCAGGTGCGGCCTGTGGACTGCCATCTGATCGTTGCCGAGGGCGAAGACCAGATCGGCCGCGTCATCGACCGCAAGAGCGCGGACCACACGACGATGAAGCGCGCGATGGCTGCGGCGATGCTTCGCGCCAACGGGAAGGCGTCCGCAACCCGCGTTACCTACAACCCAACCCACACGACGGAGTTGCCGGCATGGCTGCGATCCGCTGTTTGAATAGCGCCGAGAGCGCCAGCTACAAGGCGATCCACGGCGATTGCGTCGATGTGGTGGGGCAGTTGCCCGACGCATCCATCGGCTTCTCCGTCTACTCGCCTCCGTTCGGTTCGTTGTTCGTTTACTCGGACAGCGCCGCCGACATGGGCAACAGCGCGACGGATGACGAGTTCGCCGCGCACTACCGTTATCTCGTGGCGCAGATGTTCCGCGTGACTATGCCCGGCCGGCTGACCGCCGTGCATTGCACCGACCTCCCGATGACGAAGTGGCGCGACGGCGAGATCGGCATAAAGGATTTTTCGGGCGACATCATCCGCGAGCATATCGCCGCCGGTTGGGTGCTTCATTCGCGCGTCACGATCTGGAAGTGCCCCGTGGTCGAGATGACGCGGACCAAGGCGCATGGCCTGCTCTACAAGACGCTGAAGGCCGATAGCGCCAGGTCGCGCATGGGGATGCCTGACTATCTGCTGGTGTTCCGTAAGCCCGGCGACAACCCGGCGCCAATCGTCCACCGGCCCGAAGATTTCCCTGTCTCTCAATGGCAGGAGTGGGCTTCTCCTGTCTGGATGACCGTCAGCCAGACGCGCGTCCTGAACGTCAAGGCCGCGCGCGAGCAAGCGGACGAGAAACACCTTTGCCCGCTGCAACTCGATGTAATCGAGCGCGCCTTAGCGATGTGGAGCAATGCCAACGATGTGGTTCTGTCGCCGTTCATGGGGATCGGCAGCGAGGGCGATTGCTCGCTCCGCATGGGCCGGAAGTTTATCGGCACGGAGTTGAAGGAAAGCTACTGGCGCCAAGCGTGCCGCAATCTCGACGGCGCCGAACGCAATTTGTCCACCCTGTTCGATCTGGTGGCGGCGGAATAATGAGCGCCGCGCACCACAACAGCTACGCGCCGGGGTTTCCTCCCTCCTCCGCGCGCGTGGAGCCGCTGGCCGAGGCCGGCGGTCACTTGGCGCCGGGGGCGGCCAGTGCGCACGCCCCCGGCGTTCTTTCCTCAAAGAAGTTCGTGCAGCCTGGCCGGTTCACGCCGCAGGAAATCGAACGGATCAGCGCCATGCGGCGCGCTGGCGCCAAGATGGAGCAGATCGCAGCGGCGACAGGCCGCACCATCAAGGCGCTGGAGAACGCAGTGCGTCGCGGCACGATCCCGCGCATGCGGCAATATCAGTGGAACGCCGAGACGATGGCGCTTCTGCTGGACATGCGCGCGAACGGCGCCACGACCGACGAGATTGCGGCCCACTTCGGCATATCGAAACAGACGGTTTGGGAGCGCGTCCGCATCGCGGAAGGCCGCGCGTTGTCGCGACGCAAGCAGCACGAAGCGCGGTTGAAGCCGGCTGCCGCGAAGCCCAGCACGCAGGCCAAAGAGCGCCGATGCCTGTGCGGCTGCAACAGGATGTTCGCCAGCACAGGCCCCGGCAATCGCATCCGGGCCGAGTGCCTGCGCCTCTACGACTTTCGGCATACGGGGGCTGTGTGATGGGCAAGGCACCACGCAAGCCCCGCGCCGCCGTGCCGCTGGAAAGCAAGGTGCAGCGCGCCATCATCGACCGCCTTCGGTTCCTCGGCATCCTCGCTGTGCATGTGCCCAACGCAGGCAAGCGGACGGCTATCGGTGGCCGCATGCTCAAGGCCGAAGGCCTTCGCGCCGGCTGGCCCGACATCGCCTGTTACGGCGCAGGCGGGCGCCATGCGCTGCTTGAAGTCAAGCGCCCCGGATACACCGCAAGCGCTGTGTCCGACGCGCAGCGCGATACGCACGACCTGCTGGCGTCGCTTGGCGTGCCCTGCGCCATCGTCACTAGCCAGGATGAAGCCGTGGCGGCGCTGCGGGGATGGGGGTGGCAGGTATGACGGCATTCGGCATCCCCGACGCGGGCGACACCGAACGCTCCATGCATCGCGCGCTGCACATCAGCGCCGAGGTTCGCGCGGAGGCGTGGGCAATCGCGGTGGAGCAAGCCACCACGGCGCAGCAACTCGACGTGCTGGCCGCAACGCTCGCGCGCCGTGTCGAGAGCTACCGCAAGTTGGAAGCGCCGATCGACGGCCTGCGCCACGCGCAATGGCTGGTCGCACAGCGGCGCAACGAAATCCTGGCAGGCAATCCCGCCTGACAGCATCCGCGACGGAGGGCGGCGGCAATCAGCCCCCACATGGATAGGAACGAGACAATGGCCTTTGGCATCCCGAACAGCGGCGGTAGCGATAGCGGCCCGTTCCTGTCGCGCATCCAGTACGACGCGCGATCCGGCTTTTTCACCAACGTTGACCGCGTGCAGGACGCGGGCGGCAGTTGGGTGAGCCAGTCGAGCGACCCCTATCGCGGCCCCGTCTTCGCCGTGGACTTCGGCAGTTTTGAAGTTGGATATATCCGCCTCGGCGGTACGCCTTCCTTCCTGCTGGTTCCGTTTGGCCAGGTGATCCCGCAGCAGCCGGAAGAAATGACCACGCCCGCCAAGGCCGGCGAGACGGCGAAGCGCGCTTTCTCGCCTGGCTTCCGCGTCAAGGTCATGTCGCCCAAGACGTTCGGTGATCCGGAGCCGCGCTACTTTGCCGGCACGTCCAAGAGCCTGATGGGCGCCATGGAGGAACTGTTCAACGCCTTCAATGCGGCGCCGGAAGCGCGCACGGGCAAGATCCCCGTCGTCAAGCACGCCAGCACCAGGACGTTGGAAACGAGCGGAAAGCACGGCACGACCAAGAACTTCGCGCCAGTGTTCGCCGTGGAAAACTGGATCGACCGCCCCGCCGGCTTCGGGGAGCGCACCGTGCCGCCGCCCAACGGCGCCATGCCCGCCGCGCCGCGTCCGGCGCCTGTGCAGCAGGCCGCAGCGCCGCCGCCGGCCAAGGTGCCTGCGATGGCGGGCAACTTGGACGATGACATCCCCTTCGCCCCCGAGTTCCGCTGACTAGCCGCCGGGGCGGGCGCCAGGCGCCAACCACGTTGCCCGCCCCGGCACACACCACGACGAAACCCCAAGCGAGGGCCGCGCCAGGTGATGCCGGACAGCCTACCAACCCACGGCGACGGTGCGAAGGCATGGCCCGGCATTGCCGACGCAGCAGCCTTCCTCGCGCAGCAATGGCCCGTGTTCCCCTGCGGCGTCGATAAGCGCCCCATCACCAGCCATGGCTTCTACGATGCCAGCCGCGATCCCGCCGCCGTCCGCGCCATGTTCGCGCAGCCCGGCGCACGGCTTATCGGCGTCCCAACCGGGCCAGCGTCCAGGCTGGCCGTTGTGGACCTGGACGTAAAGCACGGCGGCGGCGGGCTGGAATGGCTGGCAGCCAACGCCCATCGCCTGCCACGGACCCGCCAGCATGGCACGCGGTCCGGCGGGCGCCATCTGCTGTTCAACTACCCAGCAGGCCGGACGATCCGGAACAGCGCAAGCAAGGTGGCGCCGGGTGTCGATGTGCGCGGAGCCGGCGGCTATGTGATCGTGCCGCCGTCCGATGGCTACACGATCACTGACGACGCCATGCCCGCTGAGATGCCGGCATGGCTGCTCGACCTGCTGGACCCGCCGTATGAGGCGCCAGCCCCCGCGCCGTCCATGCCGCGCCAGCCCTACACGGGCGACGGCAGCGCATACGGCCGGGCGGCCCTTGAGCGCGAGGCAGCCAACATCCGCAACGCGCCGGACGGCGGGAAGCACCACGCTCTGAACAAAGCCGCGTATTCCGTGGCCGGGCTGGTCGCGGCGGGCGAACTGCCCGAAGGCGCCGCGCTGTCCGAACTCCGCGCTGCGCTGGCCGACATCCAATCCCGGTGCGAGGACTACCCCGCCGCACAGCGCACCCTGCGCGAAGGGTTCGCGGCAGGCATGGCCGCGCCGCGCCAGGTGCCAGAGCGGCTCGTGACGCTGGCACGGGCGCCGTTTGGGATACCGGATGGCGAATATGCACCGATTCCCTCTGGGGCCGAAAACGGCCTGAAACCCGCAGAAAACGGCGCTTTAGGGCCGATTCGCTCTGTTCGCTCGCCGCTCTGGATCGACGCCAGCGCATGGGACGCAGCGGCCATCCCGGTCCGACCATGGGCGGTCCCTGGATACCTCATGCGCGGCGCCGTGTCGGTCCTGAGCGGGCAGGGCGCCGGCGGCAAGTCGTCACTCGTGGTCGCATGGACAATCTCATGTGCCACCGGCCATGCGCTTGGCGCCTTCACGCCACGCAAGCCCATGCGCTGCATCAACTACAACGTTGAGGACGACCGCGAGGAACAGCAGCGCCGATACAGCGCCGCCCTGATGGCCGTGGAAGCCAACGGCGCGGAAGTCATGCCCGACATCATCCGCTGCGGCCCGCACGACGTTGGAACCCTGTTTGAACGCGATCCAGCAACCGGGCGCATCGCCGAGACCAACGCCATGCAGGCGCTTGAGCGGCTGTGCATGGAGAGCGAGGCCGAGGTTCTGATCTGCGACCCGCTGGCCGAACTGCACAACGCCGAGGAAAACGACAACACGGCCATGCGGTCCGTAATCGCGGCGTTCCGTGGCCTCGCGCGGCGCCTGGATATCGCCGTGATGATCCTGCATCACGACCGCAAGGGCAACAACGCGCCCGGCGACATGGACCGCATGCGCGGCGCCTCGGCCATCACTGGCGCCGTTCGCGTCATGATGACCCTGACCACGATGTCAGCCGAGGAAGCCGACAAGCTGGGCGTCCCGCCAGAGCATCGCCGCCGGCATTTCCGCATTGATGGCGCCAAGAGCAACTACGCCATCGCGGGCGAAGCCGAGTGGTTCAAGCTGGAAGGCTACCAGATCGGCAACGGCGAACACATCGCCGCATGCCTGCCGTGGGAGCCGCCTAGCGCCTTCGCCGGCCTGTCCATGGCCCAATGCGTCGCCGTGCTGACGGCCATCGGGCAGGGCACCAACGGCATTCCCTACGCGGCCAAGAAGCAGGCCGGCGACGATTGGGCCGGGCGCCTCCTGATGGCCGAACCCTACAGCAAGACCGAAGGCCAAGCCGCCTCGATCCTTGGCGCATGGAAGCAAGCCGGCGCCCTGATCGAAGGCCCGGAGGACAGCCCGCGCCGTGGGCACAAGCGGCAGGGATACACCGTCAACCACGACATGATCCAGGAAATGAGACGCCAAAGCCGAGAGGGGTACGCAGCACAATGACCCGACGCATAACCCGACGCAGACCCGTCGCAAAAAGTGTGCGTCGGGTCCGGTTTTCCAGTAAGGACCCGTCGCACCCGCGCGTCGGTCTGCATACGTCGCAGACCCGACGCACGTGTGCGGCAGACGTTGTCCTGTTGCGACCCGACGCAGCGCAATCGTCCAATTTGTGGAACACACTCACGGACGGCGGAAAGGCCACGATCCGGGGCCGCGAATACGTCTGCCTCGGATGGGTGCCGCTGCCGAGCAAGGCCGGCGTTACTGTGGCGATCCGGCTCTGGGGCGAATGCGCTACCTGCGGCGCGGGCTTCGAGACGACCAACAGCCAGAAGAACTTGAACAGCGGTTATGTGGCGAAAGGGTGCCCCCAACACCGCCGCAAGGCGTCGGCATGACCCCCGCCGACCTCGATCTAATCGTCGCGCCGACTGAACGGCGATGGGGCATCGGCCGCCTGCCGCTGCTGGTGCCTGCCGACCTGGCGGCGAAGTTCGACAAGATGACCGCGCTCTACCGGGACGGCGGGCATACCCCGCAGCTAGTCGCTGGCATGGCCCGCGCCTGGCTGGCGCTGGACGCTGCGGCAACTGCGGCGGGGGCTGCCGAGGCGGCAAGCCTCACATGGACCGCCACTTCGCCGCAGATCGGCATGCCGGAAGACCTAGACCGCCCCTGGTACTTGCTGGACCACGACATCGCCATCGTTGCCAGCGAGGCGCACGGCAAGCGGGTGCGGGCAACGGCGGATGTCCTTGGCGTCAATGCGGACATCTGGCCTGCGGTCGAGGTGGTCCACTGCGCCATTACACGCAGCCCCGAGGCCATGACCGCAATCCTAGGCAGCGCCGCAGTCGTCGCGCGCCGGGTCATGGACGCATTTCCGGGCGCGACGATGACCGTTCGACCCCGTGCCGGCCGGTTGCCGGTGGACGAAGTGCCATTTGGACAGGAGGAACACGCAGCATGACGCAGGACAGGGCGCGCATGGAGGGCTTGCGTGGCGTCTCCGCTACCACCGTAGCCAAGCTATCAGCGCAAGCCGCTGGCGCCCCGTCCAGCAGCCCGCGCGCGGCATACGGCGAGATGACCACCGGGGAAGCCGAGGCGTGGCGCACCGGATGGCGCGTGGCGCAGTCCACGATACTGGACCGCGTGGCGCGGCAGTATCCGTCGCTCGCGGCAGAAATCGCGGGGATGCGGATGCCGGCGCCGATGCAGGAGCCGGATGGGCTGTGCGGGAGGGGCGCGTGATGAACCGCGAATGGACAACGTGCGAAGTCATCGCGCGCGAGGCAACCCGCACGCTGTGGCGCATCACGTCGTGGCGCGCCGGGGCAATGGTCGAACAGCGCGAGGAATGGCGGGCGGCAAGCGAGGATGACGGGGATGCGGAGGCGCTGCCATGACCGCTGAAAACACGCGCGCGGCGCTGCCGGGCGACCTCGTGGCGCAGTTACGTGCGGTGCGAGTGACCACACCCCACGGCGACGGGGTGCCGCTGCTGAACGCCATGGCCGCCGACGCGCTAGCCGCGCGGGACGCCGAGATTGCGCGGCTGCGGGCCGATTGCGAGACATGGGCGGCAGAGTTCAACCGCGCCATGGGCGAGGCGCAGCGGCTGCTGGTGGCGCTGGATCTGCTGGAAATGCACGCGGTAACGGACATAGCGCCGCACTGGTATGCGGTGCCGGCTGGCGAATGGGAGCAGGTGTTCCCCGCCGCTCTGTCGCCCCCGCCCGCGAGCGATGGAGATGCGCCATGAACGCCGTGCTTGACCCCGCCGCCCGCGTCGCGGCCTCCAAGCGCGCCCTGTCCCGAGCGGCACGGGAGCGCGCGGCAATGGCCATCGCTGGCACGCCCGGCGGCGCTGCCGAGGCTCGCGCAACCCGCGACGTGGAGACGATCGCGGCCGGCGTGCGGCTGGTCGAAATGCAGGACGCGGACGTGCTAGCGTCTATGGGCCTGAGCCGGCGCCAGGTCGATGCGGCGGAGTACCTGCGGGGCCTATGGGCCGACTGCCTGCCGGGCTACGAGGCGCCCATGGCCTATGCGTCCGGTGGCGGCGGTAAGCGCCATTTGAGCGCGGACCAAGAGGCAGCAGCGGCGCGGGCGTGGTTCGACTACAAGGGCTACATGGCGCGGCTGGACGGCGCAGCGGGGCTATGCGTGGGCAACGCTGTGCGCGGCGCCGTGCTTCGGAATGAGCGCGCGCACCCGCCGCATGTCAGGGATGGGCTGGACTGGCTGGCCGATCACTGGCGCATGGCGAAATCAGCGGTTGACAGGTGACGGCGCCGTATGGCAAGCGGGTTGCAGGCGTTTTTCTGCGTCCAGATCAAGGCGCCCCAAGTTTCAACGCCCGCGCCGAGAGGTTGCGGGCGTTCGTGTTTCTAGGCGTCCCATGGCCCGAACCGGCTTCCATCGCACGGACGGCCTAAGCGCCGCAGCGCGGGGCTACAACGGCGAGTGGCGCCGGTTGCGGTTGCAAGTGCTGGCCGCCGAGCCGCTGTGTCGCAAGTGCGCATCGCAAGGCCGGGTCACTGCTGCCACGCAGGTTCACCACGTCAAGGCGTTCCAGGGGATTGACGACCCGCTACGGCTGGACCCGAGCAACTGCGAGCCGATCTGCGAGCCTTGCCATCTTGGCGAGAGCGCGAGGCAGGCGAGCGGGACGACGCTGGTTGCCGTTGGGGTGGACGGGTGGCCTGTCTCATAGGGGGGGGCGTCTCATTCTTTGGGACGCCTCGGCGCCGGGACCGCACCCCAAACCAATTTGCCATAAATCGTGAGGTTTCGGACCTATGAGGCAGCGAGGCCGGCAGAGCCTGGCGGCGCTGACGGCGCCTGCGGGCGAGGCATCGGGCGCGGTAACGCTCTTGGAGCGCCCTGCGGCGCCGCTGGACCTGACGCCAGAGGAAACAGACGAGTGGGTGTCGGTGGTGGACGCCATGCCCGCCGACTGGTTCCCGCGCGAGACGCACGCGCTGTTGCGGCAATACGTCCGGCACACGGTGTCGGCGCGCCGGGTGGCGCAGATGATTGACGCCGAGATGTCGCGCGATCAGCTCGACGTGGGGGCACTCGACAAGATGTTGCAGATGCAGGCGCGCGAGACGGCGGCGCTCAAGGCGCTGGCGGCTTCGATGCGGCTGGCGCAGCAGTCTGCCCGCACTGACGGGGCAGCCGGTACGGCGAAGCGCGGCAGCCGGGCGATGAAGCGACCATGGGAAAGCGAATAGCAGAGCCGAAGGCGGCTATCAGCCGGGCCGAGCAAAACATCCGGTGGTGCGAAAAACATATCCGGATACCGGAGGGGAAGTTCGTCGGCCAGCCGCTCAAAATGGCCGAGTTCATGCGCGAAGACTTCCGCGCGATCTACGACAACCCGCATGGAACGCGGCGCGCGATCATCAGCCGAGGGCGCAAGAACGCCAAGACGACTGAGAGCGCCATGATCTTGTTGCTGCATTTGGTTGGCCCCGAGGCCAAGCCGAACGCGCAGCTATACTCGGCGGCGCAGTCTCGTGAGCAGGCTAGCATCCTGTTCGCGCTGGCCGCCAAAATGGTGCGGTTATCGCCCGACCTGAGTGCGCATGTCGGCATCCGAGACACGGCGAAGCAACTCTACTGCCAGGATTTGGGCACGCTCTACCGGGCGCTTTCTGCTGACGCGACGACGGCTTACGGCTTGTCGCCTGTGCTGACGATCCATGACGAGCTAGGGCAGGTTCGCGGCCCGCGCTCGCCGCTCTACGACGCTTTGGAGACGGCGACGGCGGCGCAGGAACAGCCGTTGACCATCGTCATCTCGACGCAGGCGCCGAACGATGACGACCTTCTGAGTGTCCTGATTGACGACGCGCAGAAGGGCGGCGATCCGCGAACCGCGCTGCGTTTCAACACAGCGCCGCAGGACATGGACCCGTTTGGCGAGGAAGCCATTCGGCTAGCTAACCCGGCGTTCGGCGTGTTCATGAACCCGGTTGAAGTGCTGGCGATGGCAGAGGATGCGCGGCGGATGCCGTCGCGAGAGGCCGAGTATAGGAACCTTGTCCTCAATCAGCGGGTTGAAGCAAACAACCCCTACGTCTCGCCGGCCATCTGGAACGCATGCGGCAAGGAGCCGGCGGCGGATTGGGATGGCGCCGAGGTGTTCGCCGGCTTGGACCTGTCGGCGTCGAGTGACCTAACAGCGTTCGTGCGGGTGGCGTGGATCAACGGCGATCTGCACGTCCGGCCGCAGTTCTGGTTGCCGGGCGATGGCCTGGTGGAGAAGGCGCGCGCGGATCGCGTGCCCTATGACGTGTGGCAGAAGGCCAGGCATCTCGAAGCCACGCCCGGCCGGACGGTCGATTATGATTGGGTGGCGCCGCAGGTTCTGGCGATGCTGCGTTCCGAGCGGATTGCTCGCGTGGCGTTCGACCGTTGGAACATGCGATTTTTCCATCCTGCGCTTGTGCGCGCGGGGGCTTCTGCCGAGGAAATCGAGCGGTTCGTGGAGTTCGGGCAGGGGTTCCAATCCATGACCCCGGCGCTTCGGGCGCTCGACGGAGTGTTGCTGAACGGGAAGCTCCGCCACGGCGGGCATCCCGTGCTGACGATGTGCGCGGCCAATTCAGTCGTGAAGTCGGACCCGTCCGGAAACCGGAAGCTGGTGAAGTTGGCCGATAGCCGGAGGATCGACGGTATGATTGCTCTGGCGATGGCAGTGGCGACGGCGGGCGATCCGGTTGCGGTCGAGGAAGCGCCGGAACCTCGGGTACTGTTCCTGTGAGCGTCGCGGGCTGGTTTCAGATCGCACGTGCGCTAGAGCCTCGCGCGGCGGTGGATAGTGCCGCTGTGCGCCGTGGTGATGCCGTGTGGGAAGCGTTGGCCGCCCCGAACGGGGCGTCGGGCGCGCCGAGCGAGCGTGCCGCGCTGTCTGTGTCGGCGGTCTATGCGTGCGTGCAGTTAATTGCGGGCGCCATTGCCGCGTTGCCGATGCATATTTACCGGCAGGCGCAGGACGGCGACCGCACGCGCGACCTGAATAGTGATCTGTGGTGGGTTCTCAACGAACAGTTCAGCCCGCGTTGGTTGGCGTCGTCCGGCTGGTCTTTCCTAGTCGGATCGAAGCTGCTGCACGGCGACGGCTTCGCGGAAATACTGCGCGGGCCTGGCGGGCGCATCGTTGGGCTTATGCCGTTGCATCCCGACCGGGTGCGCGTGGTCGCTGTTCCTGATGGGTCGCGGCTGGTCTACGAAGTGCATCCCGACCTGACGATTGAGCGCCCTGCGCCCGAGGTTTCGCGCATTCGCGTTCTCGATCAGGACGACGTGTTGCATGTGCCGGGGTTCGGCTTCAATGGGCTGCGTGGCCTGTCGCCGCTCAAGCATGCGCTGCGGGTGTCCGGCAGGCTGGCGATCAGCGCGCAGGATTTCAGCGCGCAGTTCCTGCAAAACATGGCGCGGCCTGACTATGCGCTCAAGACTGACGGCAACCTGACGAAGCAGCAGGTCGAAGACCTCCGCGAGCAGGTCGCATCCAACCACGGCGGCACCATGCGGGGCGGCAAGCCCATGGTGTTGCAGGGCGGGCTTTCTATCCAGTCGCTAACGATGCCGCTGGAAGACATGCAGTTCCTTGAAACCCGCAAGTTTCAGGTCGAGGAAATCGCGCGGGTCTACGGCGTGCCTGCGTTCATGATCGGCCACACGGAAAAGACGACTTCCTGGGGCACGGGCGTTGAGGCGATGGGCAAGGGGTTCGTGCGGTTTTCGCTGCGCGACCATCTGAACGCCTTTCAGAACGAGATCAATCGGAAGTTCTTCCGCAATGCGGGCCGCGTCGCGGAGTTCGACACGTCTGAACTAGAGCGGGGCGACACGAAGGCGATGTATGAGGCGCTGCGCATCGGCCTTGGCCGCGCTGGCGAGCCTGCGTTCATGAGCGTCGAGGAAGTCCGCGCAAAGCTGAACATGAGCCGCACCGTCAAGGGGAAGTTGCCGGAATACACGGCCCCGGCGCCGCAGGAGACACCGGCATGACGCCACATATTCGCATGCGCCTCGCCAACAAAGCCAAGGGCGAGTTTCGCGCGGACGGTGATGTCCTGTGGCTCTACGACGCCATTGCCAGCGATCAGGACGAAGCCGACTGGTTCGGCGGCGTCGCGCCGCAGTCGTTCATGGCCGCGCTGCGCGCCACGACAGGGCCGGTTACGCTTCGCATCAATTCGCCGGGCGGCTCCGTCTTCGGCGCGCAGGCGATGGTGGCAGCGATGCGCGAACATCCGCACCCGATTACGGCGCGGATTGACAGCCTCGCCGCTTCTGCCGCGTCGGTTATTGCCGCCGAAGCCGCTGCCGTTGAGATGGCGCCCGGCGCCATGCTCATGATCCATAAGTCGTGGGGAATGAGCATCGGCAACGCTGACGACATGCTTGCGACGGCGAGCCTGCTTGAGAAGATCGACGGGCAGATTGCCGTTAGCTACGCGCGTCGCGCGGGTGGTGATGTTGCCGAGTTTCTTGAGCAGATGGCCGCCGAGACGTGGTTTTCTGCCGAGGAAGCCGTTGCCGCCGGCCTGGCGGATCGCGTTATCGGCGAAAACCGGCAACGCCCGGCTGCGCGTTGGGATTTGAGCGCCTTCGCGAAGGCGCCGTCACTCCCCGAAACCAAGGACGAGCCGGCGCCGCCGGTTCAGGACATGCGCGCCATGCGCGTGCGGCAACACGCCGCACGGATGGCGTTCTCCCAGGTCTGAGCGCAAGCCGCGCGCAGGCATTTCAACCCTGACGATGAAAGGAAACCCCATGAGCATTCAGGCTCTGCGGGAGCAGCGCGCGGCTGTTGGCGCGTCGATGAAGGCCCTTGTCGAGAAGAACGACTGGAACGCCGAGGTGGATCAGCCGATCTATGACCAGCAGATGTCGCAGATTGACGACATCGACGCGCGGATCAAGCGCATTGTTGACGCCAACGAGAAGATCGCAGCCGAGACGCGCAACGGCAATCTCGCCGAGGCGGCTGATCGTCGCGGGCGCGATGGTCGCGACCCCGGCCTGTCGGTCTACGCGAAGTGGCTCAAGGGCGGTGACAAGGCCCTGAACGCCGAGGATTGGGCGACCATCCGCGCCACGATGTCCACCACGACGCCGAGCGAAGGCGGCTACACGGTTGACAGCGCCGTTGCAACGTCCGTGCTGAATGCGCTCAAGGAATATGGCGGCGTTCGCGAAGTTGCGACCGTCATCCAGACCTCTGGCATCGGCGCCATGTCCTTCCCGACCAGCAACGGCACCGCCGAGGTTGGCGAGATCGTCGCGGAGAACGGCACGGCGAGCGACGCCGATGTCACCTTCGGCACCGTCGCCCTGCCTGTCTACAAGTATTCCTCGAAGGTCGTGACCGTGCCTTTCGAGCTTTTGCAGGACAGCAGCGTTGACGTTGAGGCGTTCGTGCGTGCGCGTCTGGTGGAGCGGCTGGGCCGCATCACCAACCTGCACTTCACGACCGGCACCGGCTCCGGCCAGCCGAACGGCGTCAACACGGCGGCGACTACCGGCGTGACCGCCGCGAACGGCACGACGCAGGTTACTGCCGTGACCTATGCGAGCCTCGTTGACTTGCAGCACTCGGTTGACCCGGCTTACCGGGCGCTCGGCCGTGGCCGCTGGATGTTCAACGACAGCACGCTCAAGGCGCTGCGCAAGATCGTTGATGGTTCCAGCCGCCCGATCTTCGCGCCGGGCTATGAGCAGGGCAACCCGGCGGGTGCGCCGGATCGCCTGCTTGGCGCGCCGATCACCATCAACCAGTCGATGCCCGACATGGCAGCGTCTGCGCGATCCATCCTGTTCGGCGACTTCTCGTTCTATCACGTCCGCGACGTGATGGCCGTCGAGATGTTCCGCTTCACCGACAGCGCCTTCACGAAGAAGGGCCAGGTTGGCTTCCTCGCGTGGATGCGTTCGGGTGGCAACCTGATCGACGTTGGCGGCGCCGTGAAGGTGTTTATTAACGCGGCCAGCTAGCGCGGCGTGGCGGCGCCGGGAAACTGGCGCCGCCTTCCATTCCGACATGAAAGGACAGCGCCATGCGCTTCGATCAATCGCAGAAGATGACGGCGGATGTGCTGCTGCCCGCCGCAGCCTATGACGCCGACAACACGCCTGCCGCCTTCGATGTGGGCAAGGCCGACGCCTGCACGATCTTCATCAAGGTTGGCGTGGGCGGCATCACGTTCAGCGGCACGAACAAGGTCGAGTTCAAGCTGACGCATTGCGACACGTCGGGCGGCTCCTATACCGCCGTGGAGCAGGCCGATGTGGTCGGCGCCACGGTGACGACCGGCGGCATCGTCCGCTCGCTCATCGCGGCGCACGCGACGCCATCGGTGACGATGGTCGGCTATGTCGGCCGCAAGCAGTACCTCAAGCTGCTTGCCGACTTCAGCGGCACTCACGGCGTTGCGACGCCGATGTCCGCAATCGGCGTGCGCGGCCTTCTGGATCGCGTCAGCCCGGCTTGATCGGCGTAGGGCGGCCATTGTGCCGCCATGCTGCCTAGCGGAGTGCGGTTGATGGACCTTCGGCTAATCACCGCGCCCACGAGCGAGCCTGTCTCGCTCACGGACGTGCAGGCGCATGTTCGCGCGCCTGTCGATGGACCCGACGCGGCGATCATTGCTGCGTATTTGCAGGCCGCCCGCGAGAGCGTGGAAGCGCATACGGGCCGCGTCCTGATGCCGCAGACCTGGCAGATCACGCTGCCAGAGTTTCCTGCGAACAACGGCGCGATCATGCTGCCGAAGCCGCCGCTCGTGTCGGTGACCTCAGTTGCCATCACGAACGCGGACGGCGACGCGGAGACAATTTCTGGCGCGCTGTATCAGGTGGCGACGCCATCGGGTGCGCACGCGCAGCCTGGATACCTGGCGCCGGCATACGGCGAGAACTGGCCGGAAACGCAGCCGGATACGGTTAACGCCGTGCGGGTGACGTTCTCGGCGGGTTATGTGAGCGCGGCGAACGTGCCTGCTGCGCTGCGTGCGGCGATGCTGCTGATTGTTGGCGAGTTGTATGAAAACCGCGAGGCGACGACGGCGCGCCCGCTGACTGAGAACCCGGCGGTGAAGCGCCTGCTTGATCCCTATCGGGTTTGGTCGCTGTGAGTGCGGGGCGGTTCCGGCATTTGGTCACGCTGGAGCAGCGGACGCAGGGCGCCGATGGAAGCGTGGGCTTGTCGATCGGCTACACGGTAGTTGATGATGTCTGGGCCGATATGGTCGCCGTGCGCGGCTCCGATTACCTCGCCAGCGTTCAGTTAGGCGAGGCGTCAACGCATCGCATTACCATTCGCCGTCGTGCGATGGATGACTTCAATTACATCAACTACGAGGGCCGCCGCTTTCGCAAGCAGAGCGTCCGCGACCCGGACGGGCGGCGGCGCGTGCTGGAAGTGATGGCGGTTGAGCTAGACGCGGAGGAGGTGTGATGGCTCTCGGCGTTGGGCTTAACGTCACACGCGGGCGCACGGCGTTTCTCGATCTGGCTATTGATGCCGGGCGCATGGACGACGCGCTCAAGGCTTCTGTCCGCAAGCTTTCAACGAAATATCGCGCCGAGGTTATCCGTCTTTTGTCGCAGCCCGGCAGCGGCAAGCAGTATCGCCTCACGCGCGGGGGCTACAAGGTTGTCAGGAAGCGCGTGGAGTTGTTTGGTGGGCGCAAGGCTACCATCCGCACCACGCAGCGCCAGGCGGCATCTGGCGCCGTTTACAGGGCTTCTGCGCCGGGCCAACCGCCCGCGCAGTTTACCGGCAATCTACTGCGCGGCGTGCGGACAAAGTACCCAAGCAAGGGCAAGGGATACACGGCGATCACGTTTAGCAACCGCCGCCTTGCCGCGCATCGGCATCTTCTTGAGTTCGGCACGGCCCAGCGGACGCAGCCAACCAAGGGCGGCAAGTCGCGCAACGTCGGCCGCGTGGCGCCGCGTCCTGTCTGGTCGCCGCTGGCGTCTAAGGCGTTCGCGGAGCTTGAGGCCGAAGTGCTTACCGCGCTGCGTCAGGTGGCGCGGTGAGGCCGTCTCTCATCATCCCGCGCCTGCGGAGCGGATGCCCGATCTTCAGCAACCGCGTGGCAGGCGCCGCTAGCCTCAAGCATGCGTTGATGCAAGATGACTTCCCTGTTCCGCACGCCTTCGTTGTGCGTGCGCCGCTGGAAGTCGGGGATCCGATGCTTTCCGACCTGGAGCAGGACGTGACGTTGGGTTTTGCCGTCGCCATCGCAGTAAGCAACACTTCGGATGAACGCGGCCAGGACGCATCCGAAGCCATGGCGGACTGCATCGCGGAGGTTGTCGCGGCGATCAAGGGCTGGACGCCGAACGGCGCGCTATTCGCGCCGATCCTGCTAGCGGGCGAGACGGGTGACTACACCGACTGGACCCGCGCCCGCGCATGGACGCAGCTTGACTTCACGTCAGCATCCACAACCGCCGCTCTTTAAGCGGCTACCCATCATTGTAAGGAGAAAGCGCCATGTCGCTTGGTGCAGTGGGCAGCCGCGCCCGGTTTTACTGGAAAGAGGAAAGCGTTGCAGGCACAGCTCCGGCGGGCGATTGGGACCAGTTCCCGGCTTTCTCTCTTCGCGTAGGCACGGCGCCGTCTCTCAACGCCGATAGCATCCTTTCCAGCGGCACGACGCGCGACGCAGCTGACCCCTATCAAGGCGTGGCGCGTGTTGAGGGGCAAGCGGTTGTGCCGGTGGACACTGTCCACTTTGGCAAGTGGCTGCAATGGATGATGGGCGACGCGACATCCAGCGGCTCCACCAACTTCACTCACGTCTTCAAGTCAGGCGCCGCGACGCTGACGACCCGTGCAATCGAGAAGGCTTTTCTTGATTTGACGCGGTACGAAGTTGCCGCGGGCGCTCGCGCTAACGGCTTCGAAATTGGCGTGGGTCCTGACGGTTCGGCTCAGGCCACCGTGCCTATCATGTGCTTGTCAGAGGCGCTGGCTGGATCTTCTGCCGCCGGGACGCCAGTGGTCACAGCGTACACACGGTTCTTTGCAACGCAGGGCAGCATATCGCGCGCCGGTTCTGCGCTGGCTGGTGTGACAGCAGGAACCATTCGTTTTTCCAATGGCTTTACCCCTGTCCCCACGATCGGCAGCGGCACGGGGATTGGCGGCATTGACGCGGGCGAAAGCACGGGCGGCGGGTCCATTACTGCGCGTTTTGCCTCGCATACGCTGCGCACCGCCTCCATTGCTAACACGGCAGCCAGCATCTCCTTTGCTTACACCATCGACGCTAACACCAGCGTGACTTTCCTTTACCCGCGATGCTTCCTTGAGCCGATCACCACGGCTGTCGAGGGGCCTAGCGGTATCACGCAGCAGTTCAACTTTACGGCTGCCTTTGATGCTTCGGAAGCGTGTTTGCTCAAGGTAACGCTTAAGAACCAAGTGGCGGCTTATACCGGATGATCCGCCTGACGATTAAGAAAACGCCTGTTTGGCTGGATCTGCCGGCGGGCGTTCGGGTGCATGTCCGCCCGCTGACGACCGCCGTAGCGCAGGCCGCTCAGTATGAGGCCATTCGCCGATCAGCCGCTGAACAGACCGAGGCGAAGGCGATGGCAGACGCAGGCCAGCCTCTCGACGCGGTGGGGTTTACCGCCGCCAATCGTTCCGCGCTGGTCGGCAATGGCGTGCAGTGGGAAATCGAGGCACTTGCGCGGTTTGGCATCATCGCGTGGGAAGGCGTCGCCAACGACGACGGCGAGGCTATGCCGTGGGATGTGGCGTGTGCCGAGGCGCTGGCGCAGCACCAGGCGCTCGGCCCGGCGTTTCGCGATGCGTACCGGGCTGCGTTCGGCATCGAGGAACTGGACGCGGAAAAAAACGGGCATGGGCGCTTGCCGAGTGGCGAGGCAAAGGCGGCGCCCGAAACTGCGACGGCTGCCCTGGAAAGCCTCTAGACCACAACCGCCAGCCTGCCGGGCGCTGCGGCGCGTGTCCGGGCGTCGTCAATCTGCCTGCGACGATCGACGGCGCGGCCTGTTTAGAGGCCGCTACAGCCTGCATCCGGGCTGGCGGCATGGATGATCCGCATATCGACGTCGCCGGCGCTGTAGCCCTCGCCACGGCGTCCGGCGTGCCGCGCCAGGTCGCGGCGGAACTCATCACGGCATGCGCGGGTGGGTTCCGGCATGGCGTGGCGTCGCGGCGGTCTGAGTAGGGAGGCGTCATGAGCGGTTCTAGCAGGGCTATTACGCTCTCCCTCAGTGTTCGCGACGCTGACGTTGTGCGCACGCAGCTGCTCGCGATGGGCGAGGCGGGCGAGCGGGCGCTTACCCGCCTTGACGCTGCGGCGAAGCGCGCGACTGGTGGCGGTGGCGGCCTGTCGCAGATTTCGACGGGCACGCAAGCAGCAACTCGCGATTTTGGCGGGATGCAAAACGCCATCGGTTCTGCCGGCTTCCAGTTGCAAGATTTCGCCGTGCAGGTGCAGGGCGGCACGTCCGCGCTGACTGCGCTGTCTCAGCAGGGATCGCAGTTTCTTGGCGTGTTCGGGCCGGCCGGGGCCATCGCTGGTGCGGTGCTGACTGTCGGGCTGTTGGCTTATCAGTTGCTGGCGGGCCGTGATGCGACGGACGAGTTAGCAGAGGCGCAAAAGCGCCTAGATGAAGCAACAAAGGCAACAAACGACTTATTTGAAACGCAGATTGAGCGCGTCAAAAGGCTAGAGGCAGCAGCCCGCAACGCTGTAATCGCGACCAACTCTGTTGCTGCCGCTTCGCTTCGCACAACTCAGGCTTCCCGTGCTGAGCGAATGAATGAACTTGAACCTACAATGGAGCAAGTCCGCACAGCGCAGGCAATTGACCCCGACACATTTCTGCCGGAAAATATACGCCGCCGCGCCTCAGAGTATTATAGGCTTCAAGAAGAAATACGCCGCACAGCAGAGCAATTGGATTTGCTTGATCAAAGGATGTCCGGCGCTCGCAGTGGCGCGGCATCTGGCGCCGACCGTGACGCGGCTCGGGATCTAGAACGCTCTCTTGATGTCAGACTGCGGATTCGTCAGGACTACCAGACAAAAGTCGAAAATTTGCAGCGCGGCGAAGCGCAAGGACTGTTTACGCCGCAGCGCAGGCAAGAGCTTGAAGTTGAAGCAAGCCGTGAACGCGATGAAGCATTGGCTCGGCTTGACCGCGAGCCTGCAAGCCGATCTTCCGGCGCTGTAGACCGCAGCGATCCAAGTAGCGCAGTTGACCGCATTCGCAATCAGCGCGCCACCGCGTTAGAGCGCGAGATTGACCAGCTAACTCGCAGCGTTGAAACGCCAATAGAACGCTACCAGAGGCGCTTAGAAGAATTAACAGAGGTCGCGCTTCGCGCACGCAGCGAAGGCAACCCCATTCCTGATGAAACCATCAGCCGATCGGCAGATGCCGCGCTAGCTGAGTTTGAGCGTCTTGAGCGAGGCGTTGAGCAAACCAGCACGATGGGCCGCGAACTCGGCATGACGTTCAGCTCAGCCTTCGAGGATGCGATCCTCAAGGGCAAGGAGTTTAAGGATGTGCTGCAAAGCATCATCCAGGACCTTGCGAGGATTGTCCTGCGACAGACGGTCACGGCGCCTCTCGCGAACGCCATATCAGCCGGCATTGGCAACTTCAATTTCGGCAGCTTCTTTAATGGCGGTGGCGGTATTGCAGCCAACGGCGGTAATGTAAGCATCCCATTTGGCGGCCCCCGCGCTGATGGTGGATCAGTGTACGGCGGGACTACCTACCTTGTCGGCGAGCGAGGCCCGGAACTTTTTACTGCGCCAGGAAACGGCCGAATTGTGCCCAACAACGCACTCGGCGGCGCCATCACCTTCTCGCCGACCATCAACGTGGACGCGCGCGGGTCCGACGCCAACACGCTGGCCCGCGCACGAATGGAAGCGCAGGCCATCGCGGCATCAACAATCGCGCAGTTTGCAGACAGCATCCAGCGCGGCGGCAGCGCGGCTAAGATCGTGGGGCGCCGATAATGAGCGTGGCATTCCCAACGATTAGAAACCCGTCCGAAGTCACCTGGCGCCTTCGCGCGCGCACGCAAACGCACACGTCGCCGCTCGACGGCACGGTGCAGACGCTCGCCATGCCTGGCGCGCGGTGGGAAGCGACGCTGACATGGGGCGCGCTGTCTGTGGCCGATTACCGCACCTTGGAAGCCTTCATCTCATCGCTTGGAGGCATGGCGGGGCGGTTCTTTTACGGGCCTGTCCACGGTCCACGTCGCGCCACAGGCGGTGGTACGCCGGTTATCAACGGCGCCAGCCAATCCGGATCGACGCTATCAACGCGCGGATGGTCCGCCAGCGCGGAGGCGTTCCTTGTTGGAGATTGGCTGTCCTACACAGACACGACGGGCAGGCGCCGACTGCATCAGGTCACGGCAAACTCTACTGCAAACGGGTCTGGCGTCGCCTCTGTATCTATCGCGCCTCCGATCCGCCGCGCTGGCGCTGACGGCGCTGCACTCACGATCACCACGCCGACCGGCGTTTTCATGTTGGCGTCAGATGACGAGGGCCAGATGAGCGTTCGGCCGCCGCTTATCGGCTCAATGCCTCTCTCTATCGTGGAGGCCATCGTATGAGCCGGGGCCTTGCGGCTGCCAATCTCACGGCGGTAACTGGCGAAATCGTCTCGCCAGTCTATGCCGTCAAGCTGGAGTTTACGTCCGGCGCGGCACGGTGGAACGGATCTCCGCAGGATATCGTTATCGCCGGCGAGACCTATTTAGGTGTCGGGGCGCTCGGCACGATCAGCCCGATGGAAGAAGGCGCTGAAACCCGCGCTTATGGCATGTCGGTCGGCATCACTGGCCTGCCCCCTGACGCCATCGCTATCGCGCTCACAGAGGAATACCAGGGGCGCCCTGCCACGGTCTACGCGGTGCAAGCGGACGCTAACGGTGCGCCCATCGGCACGACGCCAGTTATTTTCCGCGGGCGCATGGATCAGATGTCGGTCGATCTCGGCGAGACGGTCGCGGTGACAGTTCGTCTTGAAAACCGGATGGCCGACTGGGAACGTCCGCGCGTGCGCCGTTACACGAACGAAGATCAGCAGCGCGCTTATCCTGGTGATCTCGGCTTTCAGTTCCTGACCGCGACCGTCGATAAAGATATCGTCTGGCCAGGCTCTAACTGGACGCCGCCGCAGTGACGCGCCCCGCACCGATCCGCGCGCGTGCGGACGACTGGCCTGAGCGCTTGGCAGAGTTCGTTGAGCAGCGGCGGAATAATGGCTTCGCGTGGGGGGCACAGGACTGCTTCACGCTTGCGGCTGATGCAGTAGTTGCCTTGACCGGCGACGACCCCGCCAAGGCCGTGCGCGGCGCTTACGCGACCGAGGAACAGGCCGAGGCCATTATCGGGACAAATGGGCTGGAGGCGTGGGTAGCCGCGACGATGGCGACGTTCGGCGCTCCTGAGTGCCCGCCTGCATTTGCGCAGCGCGGCGACATGGTTTTCGTCGCGGTCGGCAATCAACGCATGTGCGGCGTGTGCCTCGGCGATACGGTTGCGGTGCCTGGTGTCGATCGGCTTCACTTCCTGCCTGCTTCGCGTGCGCTCCGCGCCTGGGTGATCTGACATGCCGGCTTTGATCCCGATTATAGCGGCTGTGGCCGGAGCGGCGGCGTCTTACGGAACATTAGTTGTGGCGGGTGTGGCGCTAAAAACAGCATTCGGCCTTGCGGGCATGCTGCTCGTTTCGTCAATTGTTGGCGCCGTTGTCGCGACGGCGGTCGGCTACGGCCTTAACGCTGCATTTGGCGTGGGGAAAGCGCCTAAAAGTTCCGTCGCCGCTGGGCAGGAGCGCAAGCAGACCATCCGCAGCAGCATTGCGCCGCGCCAGATGGTCTACGGAACAGCGCGCGTTTCAGGCCCTATCGTCTACGCCAGCAGCAGCGGCGACCAGAAGCAATACCTGCACCTCGTCGTGCCAGTCGCCGGCCATCGTGTGCTGCGGCACATCGCGCTGTGGATCAATGACAAGCGTATTCCTATCGCCGACATCGGCGAGGCGGGCGACAACGGGAACGGCTTCGTCAAGGTGGCGCCTTATTACAGCCCGTATGTAGCGTGGCCCTACACACCAGAGCGTGCGTTCGTCCGCTTGCGTTTCTTCAACGGGTCGCAGACGGCGGCGTCGAGCGAGCTGATTGCAGAGACGAATGATGGGTGGTCTTCCGCTCACGTCTTGCGCGGCACCGCTTATATGTATCTGCGCTTGCAGTTTGACCGCGACGTGTTCGGCAATGGGCCGGGCGCGATCTCGGTCGAGGTCGAGGGCAGTGACACCATCCTCGACCCGCGCACCAATACATCCGGATGGACCAACAATCCGGCGCTTTGCATTCTAGATTATCTGCGAAGCGCGGACGGAATGGCGTGCAGCGCCGACGAGATTGATACTGCGTCGTTTATCGCGGCCGCAAATATCTGCGACGAAGCGGTTATCATCGACGCAACGGGAACAACTCAGAAGCGTTACGAGTTGGACGGTACCTTTTCGCTTGACGAAAAGCCGCTCGAAATCATCGACAAGATGTTGACCTCTTGCGCTGGCACGCTGGTGTATGTAGCGGGAAAGTATCGCCTGCACGCAGGCGCCTACTCCGCCGCGACCGATACGCTTACGACAGATGACCTGGCCGGACCGATTGAGCTGGTCACGAAGCCGCCCCGCCGCGAGTTGTTCAACACCGTTCGCGGCACGTTTATCAGCAGCGCCAGAAACTGGCAGGCAACCGAGTTTCCGCCTTACGCCGAAGCTGCCCTAGTGACGGCAGACGGCGAGACCATCACAACGGACGTTGAGTGGCCGTTTACTATCGACGAAATCCGCGCGCAGCGTTTGGCCAAACTCACGCTGCGCCGGGCGCGCGAGGCGCTTACTGTTCGGGTGGCTGTGAAATACAGCGGCCTGCGGTATTCCGTCTGGCAGATGCTGAACGTCACGTTGTCCCATTTCGGATGGACGAACAAGCCATTTCGCATCGTCTCATGGACGTTCGACCCCGCCAGCGGCATCGTCAACCTGACGCTCCGAGAAGAAAGCTCAACGAGCTACGAGTGGCAGTTTGGTAATGCGTCTCCGTCGCCGCTGGCGCCGGATACAGATCTGGTAAACCCTTTTACCATTCCCGCGCCTGCTGGGATTGAAACGACAGAGGAACTCTACGCCACACGCGATGGCGCGGGCGTGCGCACGCGCATCCAGTTGATTTGGGGCGCCAGCCCTAGCGCCTTTGTGCGGCGTTACGAGGTTCAAGCGAAAACGGCTGCGTCTAGTGATTGGCTCGACGTTGGCGGCGGCATCGAAAACAAACATGAAATCGAAGACGTAGCAGCGGATACCTATGATTTCCGCGTTCGCGCGGTCGGTTATGTAGCTAACAGCCCATGGATTAGTGTGCGTCGTTTTGTTGGCGCGTTAGCGGCGATGCCTCCGGCGGACGTTACTGGCCTCGCAATTCAAAGCGTAGGCGGCTTGGCGTTTCTGCGCTGGGACCGTCATCCCGATCTGGATGTGCGCGTGGGTGGCAGATTTGAAATACGCCACACGCCGCTGACTGCGTCGCCGCTGTGGTCCGACGCTACGACTATCGCGGATAGCGTAACCGGCGAAGCAACGTTCGCGTTGGTGCCGATGCTTGCAGGCACGTACCTCATTAAGGCTGTTGACGCAGGTCATGTGTATGCCGCTGGCGCGACGTCTATCTTGGCGCGTTCGGCTACTGCATTGACGTTTTCCAACCTGTCTACAGCGACAGAACATACTGCGTTTAGCGGCACGAAAACGAACACCGTTGTCGCTGCTAGCCGGTTAAAGCTCGCGACCGGCGCAAGCGTCGGCAGCTATGCATTTGCTGCTGGAATTGACCTAAGCACAGTAAAGAATGTCAGGCTTTCGCGGCGCATCCTCGCCGCCGTCATCAACGAGAGCGCGCTATGGGATAGTCGCACAGACCTCATAGACGAATGGCTCGGCATTGATGATATCGTTGTCGGCGGCCAAGCAGATGCATGGGTTGAAATGCGGCAGACCGACGATAATCCTGCTGGGAGTCCCACTTGGTCCAGCTGGGCGCGCTTGGAAGCTTCGGAGTTTCGCGCGCGAGCGTTTGAGTTCAGGGCGCAGCTACGGCGGTTCGACGCTACGTACAACATCGAAATTGCGGAACTTTCCGCCACAGCAGATGAGGTTGCTTAATGGCGCAACATGACCTCGTAATCGACAACGCGGCTGGATCGACGGTTCGGTCGGACATTAATGGCGCCTTTGCCGCGTTGGGGTCTACCATGAAGGGGACGGGCGCGCCCCCGTCGCCGCTGTCTGGGCAGCAATGGGTTGAGGACGACAGCCCGTCTGCCACGGTTTGGACGTGGCGCATTTACGATGGCGCTGACTGGATCAGCGTCGGCCAGGTGGATACGACCAACAACCGATTTACGCCAAACGGCATATTTGCGGCTGGGTCGGCAAGTTCGCCAGGCATGACGCCTGCAGGTGATAGTGACACAGGGCTATGGGCGCCAAGCGTTAACACGCTGGCGTTGTCTACAAACGGCACTGAGCGAATGCGGTTGACTTCTGCCGGTTTTCTCGGGATTGGAATTACGTCACCTAGTGACATGATTACCGCGTCGCGCAGCGATGGCGCCATTTCGGGAATACGCGCAGAAAATCTGAACGTATCCGGCGGCTTTCCGCGCGTGCTGCTCTATGATGTCCGTGGATCAGCGGATGCTCGCAAGTTGGATATCCGCAACGCTGCCGGCGTGTTTCAGTATGGCGTACTGAATGACGCGGAAACGGTATTTACTGAAAAGTTTCGGGTTACGACCGGAGGTAATTTGCTTGTCGGCACAAGTGCAGATGACGGCACTACGAACGGCATTGCGCTTGTGCCAGGCGCTGATAGCAGAATCCACATCACGTCCGGTGCAGGCTCTCGATTTAACGTGGCGTTCTACAAAGTGGGCGGAACGCTAGTAGGCGGTATCGCCACGAATGACTCTTCAACAACTTATGGCACATCGTCCGACTATCGAATTAAGCGCGATCTGGTCGATCTAGACAGCGCCACGGCGGCGGCAAGACTTCGCGCCCTTCGCCCGCTCACTGGACGATTTATCAGCGAAAGCGCATCCGCCCCAGCCCGCCCGATGTTCCTGGCGCACGAATACGCAGCTATCGCACCGCACGCGGTTCATGGTGAAAAGGACGGCGAGGCGATGCAGTTTGCGCAGTATGATCCGCTGTCGCCTGTGTTCACCGCCGCCATTGTGGCGCTGCTGGACGAGGTTGCGGCGCTCAAGGCGCGCGTCATCGCGCTCGAAGCGGTGGTCTGACCCATGGCAATATATGCAAGCATTCGCTTTGGCGCGCGTGCGAACAACAACCGGCCAACGTTCACGCTCGGCGGCGACGTCACGGTTTGGGTAGACTACCGCGACACGTTGACGCAACAGTTGACGGCGGCGGCCAACGTCGCGTTTGCGCTCGTCAAAGCAGATGGCACCGCCGGGACGCCGCCGGCTGTGGTCAATGAATCAACAGGCGTTTACCGATGCGTATTTACGCCGGATCAAGCGGGCACTTGGACTATCAGCGTGGATAGCTCCACAGCTGGTGCGCTAAATGACCGCCGCGCCTTTTTCATGGCGTCAAATGTATCGGCGCCGGATTTTGTCGGGTCATCGCTTGTGCAGTCCGTGGCGGGCCGCACTGGCGTTGTTACGCTAACTGTGGCCGACGTGTCCGGTGCTGCGGCATCGGCGCGAACCATCACCGCAGGCACTGGTTTGACAGGCGGAGGGACGCTGGCGGCCGATCGCACTGTCGGCTTGTCCAGTGGTTCGATCGCGAGCCTGGCACTAGCAGACACGGCGCTGCAACCCGGAAGTATGGTTGCCGCATCGCGCGTGATCTGGGTCGATCCGGCCGGAAACGATACGGCGGCGGGGGATCTGCCAACTGCGCCAAAACGGACCATCAGCGCAGCGCTTGCTGCTGCCACGGCCGGCGACGTGATTCGGGTGCGGGCGGGCATTTACACCGAAACATGCCCGATGGTGGTGCCGCGCGATGTTTCTGTTGTCGGCGACGGTCTGCGCGTCGTCGAGGTACGGCCGACGACGGGCACCGCAACGCAGCATATGTGGCTGGTGGACAGCGGCGCATACCTGACCGGCATGACCTTTGCGCGGCACCAGGCGGGCGCCTGGGCGGTGTCGTTCAACGCGGCTGCCAACAACACGGCGATCGGCGCCAGCGGTCTCGGCGCCTACGTGCTTAAAAGCCCATACATCCAAAACTGCACGTCCTACACGGCGCAGGACGATAGCGGCTTGGCGGGCAGCACGAGCGACGGCACGACCGGCGGCGGGATGGAAGTGGACGGCGCCAAGTGCGCGCCGAACAGCCCAATCCGCAGCATGGTTGTTGACAGCTTTACCCAGGTGAACCTCGACGGTCCTGGCTGCTTGGTGAAGAACGACGCCTACGCGCAGCTAGTGTCTTTCTTCGGCACGTTCTGCTCCTACCACGTTCGTGCCGAGAGCGGCGGCCAAGTGAACCTGTCCAACTCCACAACGGACTTTGGCACTTATGGCTTGATGGCAACGGGCCGCAGCGCAACGCCGCTATTCACCGGCGTGGCGAGCGCGGCTGCGCTGGGTGTGGCGCAGATTGCCGTCACCAGCCTGACAAGCAACCGCATAGGCGCCAGCAACCGGCCTGCGGCGGGCATGGTGTTCACGGTTGACGGCGCGACCTACACCGTCACCGGATCGTCTCCCGTGGCGGGCGGCTACAACGTGCTGTTTTATCCTCTTTTGGCTGCGGCGCTGGATGGCGGCGAGACGGTGGCAATGTTCCTCCGCTCACAGATCGCGACCGGCGGGCACACGATGGAATACGTCGGCGCAGGAACCAACTATCTCGCATTGCCGTGGAATGGCGGCATCCCGATTCCGGCAAACGAGATCGTTGAGGAAAACGGCGGGCGCGTGTTTTTCAGCTCGACCGACCAGCTCGGCAATTTTAGGGTCGGGCCGCAGTTTGACGTGAATGGCACGACTGGCTCGGTGACGATCAATACCGATCAATTCAATTTGTCGGGCCTAAACTTCATCGGGCCTTTTTCCCGTAATGGCGGTTTTTCGACTGTCGGGGTGCAGTTGCAGGAGATCAGCAACAACACCAGCCTGTTGGCCAGCACCGGCACGACGGATGGCAACACGGTGCCGACGCAGTTTGCCGTTTCGACCTTTCTGGCCAACACCTACACGCCATTAGCGAGAACGCTGACGGCAGGCACTGGTTTGACGGGTGGCGGTACACTGGCTGCCGATCGCACCATCAGCCTCGCCAACACGGCGGTCACGGCGGGCAGCTACGGATCGTCCGCCGCTGTCGGCACATTCACCGTGGACGGGCAGGGCCGGCTCACTGCGGCGGGGGCGGTCAGCATCACGCCGGCCAGCATCGGCGCGGTGCTGACCGCGCGCAGCGTTTCAACTGGCACCGGCCTCTCGGGCGGCGGGGACCTGACGGCGGATCGCACGCTCGGCCTGTCCGCCGGCTCGGTCGCGTCGCTGGCGCTGGCCGACAGCGCCGTGCAGCCCGCGCGCACGCTGACGGCCGGCACCGGGCTGTCCGGCGGTGGTGATCTGAGCGCCAACCGCACCGTCAGCCTGTCCAGTGGCACCATTGCAAGCCTGGCACTGGCAGACAGCGCAACGCAGCCGGGTGACGCCATCAGCACCCTGACCAACGATGCCGGGTTCATCGCGGCAGCAGGCGCTCCGGTGCAGTCCGTCGCCGGGCGCACGGGCGCGGTGACGCTGGCGGTGGCCGACGTGAGCGGCGCTGCATCACTCGCCGCCAACACGTTCAGCGGCGAGCAGAATATAGCCGACAACCTACTGACGCGGCCCTACATCAAAGACTACGCCGAAGTTGTGACCGCGCCGGCGATTAGTAGCGGCGCGCTGACGCTCAACCTCGAAAATGGCAACGTTTTTGATGTAGCTCTTAACGCAGCGATCACGACGGTGACTATTAGCAACCCGCCAGCAAGCGGACGCGCCGGGTCGTTTACGCTCATTCTGACTGCCGATGGCACGGCGCGTGCGGTGACGTGGCCTGCGGCGGTGAAGTGGCCTGGCGGCACAGCGCCGACGCTGACTAGCACGAACACCAAGAAGGACCTGATCGTCATGACGACGACGAATGGCGGCGCCGAATGGATGGCCATTATTGCAGGTCAGAGCTTCTGATGTTGGCGCGCAGGTTTTACAAGCAAGCTGCGGCAAACGCAGCAGACGGATACCTCGCGGTTGGGCACGATCTTACGCCTTTCGTCTCGATCTACAGCAAGAACGGCGGCGTCTTTACCAAACTTTCAAACCCTGCGACGTTGCCAATCACAGCCGGTCTAGGTGTCGCGTTTTCAGCGGACGGTGCATATCTTGCGGTAGCGCATGGCGGCACGCCCTACATCACGATTTACAGTCGCAGCGGGAATACATTCACTAAGCTGAGCGACCCTGCGAGCTTGCCGGCCAGTAATGGCAATTCCGTCGCATTTTCAGCGGATGGCGCTTATCTTGCTGTCGGGCATAACACGACGCCTTTTGTCACGATTTACAGCCGCAGCGGCAATACATTTACCAAGCTGAGCAATCCTGCAAGTTTGCCGGCTAGCACCGGCCAGGCTGTCGCATTTTCAGCGGACGGCACCTATCTGGCAGTTGGGCACCCAAGTTCGCCATACATTACAATCTATAGCCGCAGCGGGAATGTTTTCACAAAGTTGGCAAACCCTGCGACGTTACCGGCTTTTACTGCGTTCGGTGTCGCGTTTTCAGCAGACGGTACCCACCTTGCCGTGGCTCACAACAACACGCCAAACGTCACGATCTATAGCCGCAGCGGGAATGTTTTTACCAAGATTAGCAACCCTGCAAACCTGCCAGCGGGCAGCGGGCGAAGCGTCGCGTTTTCAGCGGACGGTGCATATTTTGCTGTAGCTCATCTGACGACGCCTTTTGTCACGATTTACAGCCGCAGCGGCAATACATTTACCAAACTCTCAAACCCTGGGGATTTACCCACCAGCACCGCAATCAACGTCGCGTTTTCAGCGGACGGCACTTACCTCGCGGTCACATTCAATGCATCTCCCTGGATTATAATTTACAGCCGAAACGGTAACTCGTTTAGCCGGCTGAACGAACCGACGGTGTTGCCGCCCAGCACAGGACGCGGCATCGCGTTCTATCCGCCCGCGCTCTACGGACCCCCGGCCTAAAGGAAAGCTGGTATGCAAAACTGGTGCTTGACTGAAGCTGGCGTTGTTGTGCTGGGGCCGAGCTATTTGCCGCAGTCATGGCGCAACGTCTCCAACTTTCACACGCTATCAGATCCTGAACTTTACAGGCTCGGATGGCGCAAACATCGTCTAGTGCCTCATCCCGCCGGCGCGGTATTTACTGGCTCGGAATGGCAGATCACCGATACCGAAGCCATCGAAACGCAAACGTGGCGCGAGATGACGGACGGGGAGATTGCGGAACAAGAACGGGCCGACGTGCCTGCCGAGGTCGCGCTGTGGCGCCTCCGCGCTATTTTCCGCATGGCCGGCGAGATGGGCCAGGTCGAGGCGGCTATCGCCGCGATGCCAGACGCGCCACGCGCCATCGCGCAGGAGGTTTGGGAATACGGCAACACGGTGGAGCGCAATCATCCGCTCGTCACGCTGATCGCCGCCGCGTGCGGGCTTAACGATCGCGGGCTGGATGATCGGTTCCGATCTGCGAAAGCCCTGTCGATATGAGCCTCTACCTCGCCACGCGCGATCTGCACCACGCATGCGAGGCGCACCCTGTCGGTCAGCGCATGTCCGCCGGCATCATCACGCGGCAGGAGTGGGCAGATTGGCTTGAGGCGTTCCGCGTCATCCACATCACCGTAGATCCAATTCTGCCGCCACACATGACGCGCGAGGGGCTACTGCGCGCCGACCTTGCTCTGTTGCCTGCGCCACGTTCCAGCGACGCGGCATGGACCTACGCCGCGAGCCTGGCGACGCAGGCGCAGCGCGAGGGTGCTGCCTACGTCCTGCACGGCGCGCATCGCCGTGGCGGGGCCATGCTCGCGCGAACGATGGGCGCTGCCGGCCTGCCGACCGCGCATGTGGCATACCCGATGCCGGCAGAGGCCGAAACGTTCGTGCGGGGCTGTCGTGAGCGTGACGACCTGGCGGAACCAGCGCGGGCGACCTTCGCCGCGCTGCTGGCGGTGATGGACGAGATTGAGACGAACACGCGATCCGCGCATCCAAAGGCCGCAGCATGACCGAAAATCAACGTCTTGCGCTAGACGAGGAAGGTCGCGACCTGTCCATCCATGTTCGGATGTGCGCGATGCGCCATCAGCAGATCATGGATATGGTGAGCGCGAGTAACGCGCGGCTCGGGCGGATTGAGAAAGCAGCCTGGGGCATTATTGGGATTCTCGGCTCCGTGGCTGGTGTCGGCGCCACGCAGCTATTGCCGATCATGCGTGCAATGGCGGGACAGTAGCCCGCAGATCTGCAATCCCGCGCCGCTGGGTCAACTCCGCATCACAGGAGATCACCATGGATCATGCCCTGGTTTTCGGCGTGCTGCGGCGGCAGCCCTGATGCCGACACCATCACTGACACCGACCGAACTCCGCGCAACGTGGGATGCGGTCAACGAGCATGGCACGCTAACCGATGCCGCCGCCGCGCTCGGGCTGGCGCAGAAGACCATGGGCGACCGCTACAGGCGGGCCATGCGAGAGTTGGGCCTGTCGGACGTTCGGACCGGCGCCAAGGCGCTGGCGGCGTTGATGGGCGCCACAACGAAGCGGGTGGAGACGGCGCCGTTCGTCGTGGCGCCGCTGCCGTCTGGTGATGAGCCGATAGAAGACCTGATCGCCCGGCGCGCGGCGGCCTTTGCTCGCAAGGCGGAGGCGCGCGAGGCGCACGACCTGATCCCCGTCCGCGTCCAGATCGACGGCCCGTATGGCATCTTGCATATGGGCGATCCGCACGTTGACGATGATGGCTGCGACTGGCCAACGCTGCTGCGGCATCTGGAACTGATCGACCAGACGGAAGGGCTGTTCGCGGCCAATGTCGGGGACCTGCACAATAATTGGGTCGGGCGCCTGGCGCGGTTGTATGCGTCGCAGGGCACGACGGCGGGCGATGCGCTGCGCATGGTCGAGTGGTTCATTGGCCGCGTGCGGTGGTGCTATCTTGTGGGGGGGAATCACGACGCGTGGAGTGGCGCTGCGGACCCGGTGACGTGGTTCGCGCGGCAGGCGGGCGTCCACTACCAGTGGCACGCGATGCGCCTTGAGCTACAGGCCAGCGCGGGGCCTCCGGTGCGGGTCAACGCCCGGCACGACTTCGCCGGCACATCGCAGTGGAACGGCGCGCACGCGCCTGCCAAGGCCGCTCGGATGGGATGGGCGCGGGACCACATCTATACCTGCGGGCATCGCCATATGGCGGCGCACAACACGCTCTTTATGAACGACGGCCAGCATGTCGCGCACGCGATCCGGCTCGGCGCTTACAAGAAATATGATGACTACGCCGACGCGAAGGGCTTCCCGCGCGAGAACGTCCCTGCCGCCGTGACGGTCATCAACCCTGCCGCACGCGATGCGCTCGGGCTGGTCACCGTGTTCTGGGACGTGGAAGCGGCGGCGGATTACCTGCGCTTCCTGCGCCGCCCGCGCGTGCGTGTCGCGGCGGGCAAAGCATGATGCCCCGCGACGCTTGCCACCCCATCGAGTTCGCAGCCGCCGAGGCAGTCGCGGCCGGCGCCGAGGTTGCCTTGATCGCGTGGGAAGTGAACGGCGAGGTGCATTGGCGCACGGTGCCGGGTCATCAGAGCGCCGTTGTGATGCAGGGGATGTTGAGCATCCTTGCCGCGCCGGATGCGGAGCCGGATGAGGATGACAGCAACCTGTAAGCAAGTCTTACAAGTTGCCCCGCAATCCGCGCCGGCCGGATCGCCGGTATCTCGACAG